AGCGGTGGCCGTTGCGGCACTCCCGGCGCCGGCGCGGGCCGCGCTTGTCTGTCACCGAGGTTTCGGCGTTGCATGCTGGGCACCTCACACCAGCACCAAGACCAGGACCATCAGGATGGTGATCACCACCACCACCCCACCAAGAAACTCGATCTCGCGGCCGTCGTCGTTGCGGATCTCGCACGCGTCAGGCGCAGGGCAGGGCTTGCGTCCCTGGTCGCACGGCCCGGAGCAGTGCTTGCAGCTCATGCCACCACCGCCCAGGCAATGAGCACCGACATGCCGGTGATGGACGCCCAGGCCACCAGGGCCTCAAGCACAGACATCGAGGCCTTGTGCTTCTCGATGCTGTAGGCCCACTCACGGTCTTGAGGGAAGGCCTCGCGCAGAGTGCGAGGGAAGCGGCGCGTGGTGTGGTTCACGTTCGGGCTCCTACGTTGGAGGTGACACGGGCAAGCCGCTGCGCTTGCCGCTGCCACGGGCAGCGCAATGACTTATGCAGTGAGGATTTCGTCGCTCACGATGTCTGCAATGCAAAGCAGTTCGTTGAGCTCGTCTCGAATCTTGTCTACCGACGCCCACGACTTCGCTTTAGAAGCGCGCTCGTAATCTTTGGCAAGAACCTCTTCGCGGTCGTTTAAGGCTGCAAGGATCACGTTCAATTCATTCCGATTCAGATTTAGAGCCATGTCGTTGTTCCAGTTCAGGTTCAGGTTGCAACGGAGTGATCCTATCTCCACGTTGAGCATCCTTCAACACAAGACCGACAAAAATACAGGGGCATTTGCCCCTGCGCAAGTCAGCCGGAGGAGGTCAGTAGAGGGGCTTGATCCAGAGAACCGTGGACGTCCAGGCGATCTGCGCGTCCGACAGGATCTCCATCGACGGCCACAGGACTAAGTTGCAGGTGTCCCTGCGATAGCCGCGGCGCACGACCGCCATCACCTGCTTGCCGTCCGCGGTGGCGACCATGCACAGCTGGTCTAGGTTGGCGTCTGCTGGCACCTGGGCCGGCGTGACGAACAGCATCCATCCGTCCTTGATGGACGCGTGCGAGCGCACCTGCACGGCGTAGCTGCCAATCGGGCAGTCGGCCGGGCCTTTGGCCAAGTCGTGCGTGCCTGGCGGCATCAGCGTCACGGCGCCGTGCTCATTGACATACGCGGCGACGGGGCAGTTGTGGATGTCTTCCGTCACCTCGATGCCGGCGTTGCGCATCACTTCGTTGAGGGGCACGCCAATGATGACAGAGATCTGATGCGCTTCATGCGGCGACATGCGACGGCGGCCGCGCAGCATCAACGAGACAGAGGCAGGGTCTAAGTCCAGCATTTTGGCTAACTTTCGTTGCGACAGTCTCTTGTCTTGTAACCGTTCTCGGAACCATAAGGTGTTCATGTTCGGGGGCCTTTTGCCGGCTAATTTCTGAGCAGCGGCATAGTGGCATCTACTCCACGTTGAGTCAAACGCAAGTTAGGATTGGTCTTGCGATTGCGCAATTCACAACCTGGAGAGAACATGCCAATTCCCACGATCCACACCATGGACCCCGCCTACGGCGTCATCGAGCGCCTTGGTGGCAAGGCCGACGTGGCCCACCACCTGAAGCTCGACAAGTCAACGCTGAGCCGCTGGTGCCAGCCGCGGCCTGACGGCACAGGGGGCCAGATCCCGCAGCGGCACTGGCCCGATCTGCTTGAGATGGCACGCGCCAAGGGCGTGACCATCGAAATCAGGGAGCTTGTCGCAGTCGAGGTCTGAGCATGGTCATCGGAGCAACCACGATGACCAACAGCGACTTCTTGGCCGAGCTGCTCGGCGATCTCACATCGGGCACTCACGGCTGGGTGTGTACTTTTCGAGCCGACCCGAGCAAAGCGCCTCCCGACGTCTGGTCAGGGCGGCCGTACCGAGGGCTTCCTGCCCAGGCTGGCCTCATCGACAAGGCTGACCGGGACAACACCTACTTCTGCACCGGAGTGCTACGCGCCACCGACGACGGCGAGATCGTCAGGCGCAAGGAGGCCTTTGTCAGGCTGGCCGTGCTGCTGCTGGACGACGTCCAGATGGACGACGTCAAGGGCTACAGCTACGCGATCCAGACCAGCCCGGGCAAGTTCCAGGTCGGCATCCTGCTCGACCCGGCCGACCCAGACACCGCCAACCAGGCCCTGATCGACCGCGTGATGTCCGCGCTGGCCGCCCGGGGCAGATCGAACGACGCCTCGGGCAATGCCCTGGTGCGCTACGGGCGCCTGCCCGTGGGCTGCAACACCAAGCCCCGAGCGGCCGGCACCTGGCAGGTGCAGCTTGAGTCTTGGCAGCCCAAGGTGCGCTGGAGCCTAGCCGACGCGTGCGACGCCGTAGGCATCGACCTGGAGGCGCTCAGGTCCACGCTGGCGATTGCGAAAGCCGCACCTTCATCAACATCTACAGGCACGCACGCGGGCGAGTTCCTGCAGGGCCTGACCGGTGCACCGAGTGAGCGCGCTTATCACGACTCACTCACGCGCATGGCCGCGAGCCTGGTGGCCGGGGGCATGTTCGCCGGCGCGGCAGTCGAGCACCTCTACAGCCTGATGGACGCGGTGCGGCCGACGGGGCCTGAGGAGGAGGTGCGGCGGTGGGAGGCCAGGCGGGCTGAGATTCCGCGTGCGGTGAGGTCAGCGGAGAAGTTTGCGCCCGACACCCGCAAGCCGCCGAGCATCACGGTGAACCTAGCGCCGCCTGTTGAGCAACAGGAGACAAAAAGCGACATCGAGCCCATGGATTGGGAGGTGCTGGACGCCCTCGAGCCCGAGCCTCCAGCCTGGCGCCTCGAGGGCTGGCTGCCTGAGGGCACGGTCACGCTGCTGGCCGCCAACGGCGGTGTGGGCAAGTCCAACCTGAGCCTGCAGCTGGGCGTGGCGCTGGTGCATGGCCAGCAGTTCATGGAGATCGCCACCAAGCCAAGCCGGGTGCTGGTGCTGTCAGGTGAGGATGAAGCGCGCACCGTCCACTTCCGCGTGGCCAACATCTGCCAGGACATGCAGGTGCCCATGGCCAGCCTGGCCGGCCGCATGACGGTCTACGACCTGACGCAGCAGGACTGCGTGCTCTGGCGCGATGGCCACCCCACCGAGCGCATGCAGTGGCTGGCCGACCAGGCCGTGAGGCTGAAGGCGGAGGTCATCGTCATTGACAACGCGTCCGATGTCTTTGCGGACAACGAAAACGACCGCACGGCCGTCAGAGGCTTCATGCGGGCGCTGAACCTCATTGCCCACGTCACGCGCGCCGCGGTGCTGCTGCTGGCGCACGTTGACAAGGCGAGTGTGCGCATGGGCGCGGGCAGCGATACCAACAGCACCTTCAGCGGATCCACCGCCTGGAACAACTCAGCCAGGTCACGCTGGGCCATGGTCCGCGAGGAGCAGGTGGTCACGATCCGCCATGAGAAGTGCAACCTGGGCCCGCTGCAAGAAGAGATCCGCGTGGAGTTCGACCCCACGGCCAAGGTGTTCAAGCGGTTTGGCAGCGTGCCTGGTGCTGGTGCTGCGGCCGCGCTGTTGAGAAACGGCAACCGCGTTGCGATCCTACGACTGCTGATCGAGGCCGAGCGCGCAGGCCAGCGGCTGTCGATGTCGGCCCAGGCCAACAACAACGCTTGGCTGGCGCTGCATGGGGCTGACGGGTTCCCACGCCTGGAGCGGCGCGACTTCTTCTCGTTCCTCTTCGAGATGCAGCGCGACGGGCTGCTGGAGGAGGTCGAGTACCTGCGCCCTAACCGCACCAAGTCAAAGTGCCTGGCGCTCACCGAGGTGGGCCGGCTAAGGGCTGCGCAGGGCTCTGGGGCGGCGGCGATGTGGAAGGGCGGCAGTGATGGCTGAGCGGGTTGCACACGCTGTGCACACGCTGTGCACGTGCACTGCACGTGCGGGCTGGTGCAGCAGGGTTGGGGCAGGCAAGGCCCCGCCGCCATAGGCGGGGGCCTGCCCCCTGCGGGATGCACGCGCATTTGCACGAGCACTACAATCGCGTCCGGTGACGCGATCAGGAGCGCGTGCAGCGTGTGCAGACCTCAAGGGCTAGCGGCAACGGTGTGAGAATCGCTCCATGATGACGCAGGAGCAATCGGCGGGGACGGCAGTCGGAAAAATTCCGAGCGAGATCCGGAAGCAGCGGCCGGCGCCCAACGGGCAGGCCCTGCCAGTGGGCCGCGCCAAGGGCACGCCGAACCGGCTGACCGTCGCGCTCAAGGACGCTGTCGAGCGCGCAGCCCGCGACTGCCACCCGCAGGGCCTGGCCGGCTGGCTGGTGGACCGAGCCAACGGCAGCATCGGTGACCGGCAGATCTTCGCGGCCGTCGTGTCCAAGGTGATCCCACTGCAGATCCAGCAGCACGTGCAGGGCGGCATCAGCATCAACCTCAACTGGTTGGGCGGCCGCCAGATTGGCACAGTCACGGCACAAACGGTGGAGCAGTCGCCGCAAGTCGTTGATCTGATTGAGCAA